ATCCACCGCTCCGCTATCGTGGCGCATCACACACAAGCCTCACGCCGTATCGAGATGGTGCAGCAGGACTACGAGTTCGTTATCACCAACTACGACGGGCTTAACCTGATTGCCAACGAGATCAACAACGACGGTCGCTTTGATTTGGTTATCGTTGACGAAGCGAACGCATACAAGACACCGACAACACGGCGTTGGAAGGCGCTCAACAGCATCATCAAACCAAACACACACCTGTGGATGATGACGGGCACACCTGCATCGCAGTCCCCTGTAGATGCGTACGGCTTGGCTAAGCTGGTTAACCCCAACGGCATCCCCAAGTTCTTTACCGCTTGGCGAGATATGGTGATGAACAAGATCACGATGTTCAAGTGGGGGCCCAAGCCCCAAGCCCCGCAGCTAGTACACGAGGCGTTGCAGCCAGCCATTCGGTTTACCAAGGCGCAGTGCTTGGACTTACCCCCTGTGCTGACCATGACCCGCATAGTACCTTTGACCCCGCAGCAAACGAAGTACTACAACATACTGAAAGAGCGCATGGCTATACAAGCGGCAGGCGAGGCGATCACCGCAGTCAACGCAGCCACCGTGGTATCCAAGCTGCTACAGATTTCATGCGGCGCTGTATATACAGATGACAAGGACGTGGTGGAGTTTGACGCTGGACCAAGGCTGGCGGTGCTCGAAGAGATTCTGGGCGAGACAGATCGCAAGGTTTTGATCTTTGCATTGTTCCGCAGCAGCATCGACAGCATCTACAACCACCTGCTAAAGAAGGGCATTAACACAGAGTGCATACACGGCGGCGTAACACCCAACAAACGTGCGGATACAATCCGCCGCTTTCAAAATGAGAAAGACCCAAGGGTGCTGGTTATGCAGCCCCAAGCATCGGCCCACGGGATTACCCTAACAGCCGCTGACACAGTTATTTTTTATGGTCCGTTGATGTCTGTTGAGCAGTACATACAGTGTATAGCCCGTGCCGATCGCAAGGGTCAGAACGCGGATAAGGTAACAGTTATCCACATAGAAGGTAGCCCGATAGAGAAGAAGATGTTCACAGCTTTAAGCTCCAAGGTTGTGGATAACTCTTTGCTTACGCGCATGTTTGAAAACGAAATAAATTTTTAAGAAAGGGTATTGCAAAGCCAAAAACTCATGTACACTTGTCAAACGCTAGACATAATAAGGAGAAAGCAAAATGGAAGAAGACATCATCCCGATGGATAAGTTAGCCCGTATTTATCGCAAGATCAAGACGGAAATTGATACACTGACCAAGGACTATGACACCAAGGTCGAGTTGTTGAAAGAGAAGCAAGACACGCTAAAGTTTGCTATGAAAGATCAGATGAAAGCGCTTGGCGTTAAGTCTGTTCAAACCGAGTTTGGAACCGTGTCCATGATTAACAAGACACGGTATTCGACACAAGACTGGGACTCGTTCAAGAAATTCATAATTGAGCATGAGGTGGTTGATTTGCTTGAGAAGCGCATTGCGCAGACCAACATGATTACCTTCCTCGAAGAGAACCCCGGCCTAGTCCCTCCCGGACTAAACGCTTTTTCGGATTTTGAAATCCGAGTAACTAAACCAACCAGCAAGTAAGGAGATTACCATGAGTAATGTAGTAGCGTTTAACGCATCGCAAGTACCAGCTTTCGCTCGTAACAACGAGTTGTCCGATACAGCCCGTGCCCTAACAGGTGGCGGTGGTGCATCCGCAGGCAAGCGCATCTCGATTAAAGGCGGCGTGTTCCGCTTGATGTCAGATGGCAAGGAAGTCACATCCATCGAAGACCGCCACTTGGATGTCATCATCATTAAAGCCGCCGCTAAGGTAGGCCGTCAGTTCTACGCTGCTGCGTATGACAAGGATGCCGCTGGTGCTGCACCTGACTGCTGGTCTAACGATGGCGAGAAGCCTGACGCAAGCTCCAAGGCAAAGCAGTCCATCACCTGCATGGCTTGCCCACAGAACCAAGCGGGTTCAGGTACAGGTAACAGCCGTGCTTGCCGCTACCAGCAGCGTCTGGCCGTGGTGTTGGAGAACGACCCAAGCGGTTCAGTGATGCAGATGGTGTTGCCAGCAACATCGGTGTTCGGTAAAGAAGAAGGCGACAAGCGCCCATTGCAAGCGTTCGCACGCTACCTTGCAGCGCAGAACCCTCCTATCAACCCCGAGCAGATCGTGACCCGCATGAAGTTCGACACCAAGTCGGAGTCCCCCAAGCTGCACTTCGCTCCTACCCGTTGGTTGACAGATGACGAGTACGAGATTGTGAAAGAGCAAGCGCAGTCCGCTGACGCTATGAAGGCGGTTGTGATGACAGCCTCGGCAACCGATGGCGCAAAAGCCGCGCCTTTGAAGATCGAAGGCAAGCGTCCTGCAGTAGTGGTGGAAGAGGAAGACGAAGCTCCTGCACCAGCACCAAAGGCCAAAGCGAAAGCCAAGCCAGCCCCCGCACCTGTGGTCGAAGAAGAGGAAGAAGACACAGCGCCCGAGCCTGAAGTTCGCAAAGCAGCACCCAAGGCAACAGCAGTGCCAGCCGGTAAGAGCAGCCTAGCCAACATCGTGGCTGACTGGGACGATGAGTAAATAAGTTCCGCTGGGCCGCAGGCAGCGGTCGCATTGCATAGGTCGGGGTTTGTGAATTCCTCGTTAGTACTTATTACATACCCATGACTGCGTTTCCTGCTCTGCGTGTCCCAGCGCCTTAACACTATGGCCTATTCACAGAAAATCATCGACTTGGTAGCTAAGGCACCGAAGACTACGGGGAACCAGCTTGCACGCTGGGCTATCCACTTAGATTTTCCGGTGACGAAGATTGCCTACGCGCTCGGGGTAACACGTCAAACCGTCTACAACTGGTTTGAGGGTAAAGATATTTTTGTCGCTTACCAAAATCGTGCCGAGTTCCTATTACAAATAATGTCCACATCGAAAACAGCAGATGAGGCTTGGAGAAAAATATGCAAAGAATACAACTTGAAACCTTGAGCCCACGCACACTTACCGACAAAGAGCTAGTGCACTATGTAACGCTGTACGCTACATCGCAGATACCCCACGCATGGGTAGAAGAAATAGTCGCCCGCTTCGCAGCAGTCGTAGACAAAAAATAATCCCATCCCAAGGAATCCTATGGACCCGCTTGAATTTATGGCGGCGGTCCTGCCACCTCCCGGTAACGGGCGGTATTGCGTGGCGGAACTGACTAAGAAGAAAGAGCATATCTATGTTACCGATCTGGAAGATGTACGTGCCCCGATAAACCGATGGAACAAAGCAAAGCTGGACATCTACTTTGCGTTGGGTACGTTTGGAGATGACGACAGCCGCGTAGCTGCCAACAGCCGCATGGTCAAGTGCATCGCTATTGACGTTGACTGCAACCACCCGAAGGACATCCCTAACGCTGAAGGCGTGATTACTACCAAGGCATATCCGTCGGCGAAAGCTGCGGCGCATGCCATCATGGACTTCTCTGCCGAAGTTGGATTGGATGCGCTAGGTGCTCCGTGGCTTATTGCATCCGGCGGTGGTGTGCATGCCTACTGGCCTTTGAAGGAAGCTGTGAGCATCGACGAGTGGAAGCCTGTGGCTGAGTCGTTCAAACGCTTGTGCTTGTTTAAGAAGCTGGGCATCGACCCAACGGTGACGGGTGACGCTTCTCGTGTGTTGCGTGTGCCAGCAACAATTAACACGGGGTTCAAAGCCAAGAAGCAGGTGCGCGGCGAAACCAATGTGCGCTTTATGAATGAGGGCGATTACTTTTCGCTTGACGACATACGCGACTTGTTGGAATCCCAGTTGATCGGTACAGCGTTCGAGTTGAAGGTGCAAGCGAAGCCGAGCATGGCGCTGGCACTACCCGGACAAAGACCTGCGCAAGCAGTCACGACTTCGACGGTGCAGTTATTCCCAAACAGCGTAACGAAGTTCAGCAACATATTCAAAGCGACTAAGGCTGGTAAGGGTTGCGGGCAGTTGGAGTTCTACGCTACTCACGCAGGTGATGACGGTATGGAACCGCTGTGGCGCGGCATGCTTAGCATTTCTCAGAAGTGTGTTGACGGCGAGAAGGCATCGTTGTGGCTCAGTAGCCTGCACCCCTACGATGAAGACAGGATGCGTACGAAATTGGCTGAGATTAAAGGGCCATATCCATGCACGAAATTCGACTCAGAAAATCCCGGCATCTGCACTAATTGCCCGCATTGGGGGAAGATTACAAACCCCTTGATGCTAGGCCGTGAAGTAGCGCTGGTGACTGAGGAGAAGCAGATCGAGGTGATAGCCCCCGGAGTTGCTGAAAAGGTGCGCAACGTCTTGCGCCCAGAGGCACCCAAAGGTTACGCCTACGGTAAACACGGCGGGATTTTTGCAGAGAAAGAATCCGAAGGGCCGGACGGCACGGTAGATAAGCGTCAGGTCTTGCTGCTGTCTTACGACTTGTTCCCTGTGGACATCCTTGTAAGCAATGGTGAGCATGTGATTCATATGCTGGCGCTTCGCCCCGAGGGAGCGCAGACAGTAACCGTAGCCCAGAAAGCCGTCGTCAGTAAAGACGACACCATGAAGAGCCTTGCTAACCAAAACGTGATTGCATCGTTTGGCGCGGGGAATGACCAAAACTTATTTTCTTATGTGAGAGCGAGTGTAGAAAAAATGTCAACAGAAAAAGCACCAACACGAGTACCCGATAGCTGCGGCTGGCAGAAGGACAACACCTTTGTGTACGCAGGGAAAATCTATTCCCCCAACGCAATGCCTGTAACCGTACCTATGGCGGGATTAGAAAACATTGTCAACAACACGCAGCCCACGGGCAGCATACAGGGTTGGCGCAATGTGATTGATATGCTTATCAAGCATAAGCTGTGGGATCAACTGGCGATCGTCTTGGTGGGCGCTGGCGCTCCGCTGATGAAGTTCACTGGCATCTACGGCATGACTTTCCACTGTGCGTCAACGTACTCAGGCACGGGTAAGTCCTTGGCATTGGAAGGTGCGGCATCCATATGGGGACATCCAGTCCACTACCGTACGGGTAAAAGCACTTCGCCAGTAGCCATGCAGCAGCGCTTGGGGTTGCTCAACAGCATGCCTTTGATTACAGACGAGATCACCAGCAAGAACCGTGCGGCTCCTGAGTGGTTCTCCGAGTTCCTACTGGACATGACCGAGGGTCGCGGCAAGGAGCGTATGGAGTCTGGCTCCAACAAAGAGCGCCTGAACAACTCCACTTGGATGTCCAACGCCATCATGTCGTCCAATACCTACGTGATCGACACGCTGCTTGGCACACGCAAGCACGCTTCGGAAGGTGAGATTCGCCGGGTAATCGAGTTCGATATGGACAAGGTACTTACTTGGACTCCTGCCGAGATTGAGGTTATCAAGTCCTTGGCGCACAACTACGGCGTGGCTGGCGAGATGCTGGTTCAGCACATGGTGGACAACTACGAACGCTTGGTGTCCTTGGTTCCCGAGGTGGTTCGCCAGATGTACACCGAGTACGAAGCTACCAATGACGAGCGGTTTTGGATGGCTGGCGTAGGTACTGCGATTGCGGCCGGTATCCTGATGAGCGACAACAACGCAGGGATTGCCAACTTCCCTATGAAGGAGATCATCGCAGCGTTCGGCAGGCGTATCGAGGTCATGCGTAAGGCCATGCACGGCAACAAGCGGGATGCCGAAGACATCCTCAACGCCTTTATCCGCGACAACTACGGCAGCTTCGTCATCGTCAACTACGGTGATACTGGCGGTGTGCTTTCTGCTATGGGAGACGGGGCGGTGATAGATAAAAACACAACCCGAACGGCCGTACAGGGGCGTGTAGAGAACGGGGTCACGGTCAACTGCTCTGATTTGTATATTGAGGAGCGTGTACTGCGCACCTTCTGCTCATCCATGAGTTTCGGTTACACGGACTTTAAGAAGCAGTTGGAAGCTCACCCGCAGATGAGGGTGTCGTATATAGCGCGTAAGGACTTGATGGGTAAAACAACAGGCCCAGCGATGCGGGTAACGGCGATCAAGATCACACGGCCCTTGATAGAAGATGACGCTGAAGATTAACTACCCGTGGGAAAAGGTAAAGAAGGGGCAGGGGTTTTTCGTCCCCTGCCTCGATACCGCAGCTACGCGTGAAGAAGGTTTGAAACGCGCCGTGTTCCTTCGTGTGTTCGATGCCCAAGCAAAGGAAGGCATCCAAGAAGGGTTTACGGGCGTTTACTTTTTCAGGTTGCCTCGGCGCGTTGTATAGCCTTCATGTAGCGTTCGGACTGTAGCTGGCGCTGCTTGTTCAGTTCTTCAATACGCTTTGCCTTGGCATCCCCATCTAGGCTAGACCCCCGAATAATATCTTCTTGTTTGCGTATCTGCCCCATGACCTTCTGGTACTGCAAGGCCATAGGAGCCACCCGTATTTCTGCGCGGTGGTCTTGCAAGTACTCCTTAGCATCTTCAATTTTTCCTTTGCTGCGGTAGTCGTCAAAAGTACGTTTAGCACGCAACGCCTCGTCTGCCAGCTTG